TTAACTTCTTCTTTCCTATCTTTCACATCTGCTGAAGGTATTTGGGTAAACACAGTATCGTATCTTTGTCCAACATAATGTTCGGATAGTTCCAAAGAATAATGTACTACATTCAATCCTCTTTTTACTGCTGCTGCTCCGATTGCACATAGTACCCAAGTTTTACCAACACCAGAAGGTGCAACTGCAACTCCCAATTCGCCAGGTCCCAAACCACCATCCATCAATTCATTAATACAATCCCAACCAGTTGGAACTGTACTTCTATCAACCTCTTCAGTTCTTTCCTCAAAATCTAAAAGATAATCGTGTCCCATATCTGAATCCACTCCTACCTTCATTGCTTTATCTACTAAATCTTTAATTTTATCGTAGTTTCCTGCCTTGAGTAAATCAACTGAATTAACGATTGCTTGTTTTAGGTTTTGGTTAATACAAAATGAAGAAAACTCTTTCTTTACATAATCTAAATCAGAATCACCAACTTTTGTGAATACCGATTTTAATTGTTCTACTACACTTTTCTGAAATCCTCTATCTTCTAATTTTGAAACCTCTGACTTAAAAACATCAAGAGTTGGAGATTTCTTAAACTCATCGTAATAAGAAGTAATCTCCTCAGCAATCCATTTATTTGCTTCAGATTCAAAAAACTTTGGATGTATAATCTCACTAAGAGTATCCAATAAACGAACATCTGTAATCAAGGAAGAAAGTACCTTCGTTTGAAAGGATTGTCCGTATTTGGAAAGAGTATCTAAATTTTGCATTTACCTATAACCTAATTTGATTTCACAAATATAAGAAAAAATTGTGACATATCAAAATTATTTTGTAATAATATTTTGAAAGGTTGAATGTAACCAATCGTTAATGTCTCTCCAATTTTGGAGAATTTTGTATTTCTGCCCTACTTTAAGGAAGTCTAATTTCTTAAATTGAATATCATCTTCGTTAAATCTATCTAAGATTTTTAATTTCTGATTTGTTGGGATAAGTGGGTCATCTAATCTCATTAAGTCTCGGTTCATCATAACTTGGTCTCTTGCAGATAATATATCATCATATAGTTTGATTTTACCTCGTTTTTCTTCACATAGCTGGAAGAACTCCTCATGAGTTATATGTTTATCCTCTGAAAGTTCTGGGAACCTTTTAACGAGTATTTTCTTTGCACACCCTTTTACACCTGGTATATTATCAGATGAATCACCATCAAGTGTTCTATACAAAAGAATATTTGTTGGCCATATTCCAAACTCATCAAATACCATTTGTTTATTATATAGTTTCTTTTTAGTAGGTGAGAATACTTTTACCTTATCAGAAACTAATTGAAGAAAATCTTTGTCAGTTGAAACAATAATTACTTCACCATCTAAATCATGTTGAGTATGTTTAGTTATATAACCAATTGTATCATCTGCCTCGATACCATCATAAATCATAGTTTGTAATGGAAGATAATCTAAAATATCATTTAACCAAACAAATTGTTGTCTCATTGATAACTGTTCTTCTTCTTCAGTCATCAGTTCACCATATTGTCGATTTACTCTAAATCTTCTATTTTCTCTACCAGCCTTGTAACCTTCGTAGATTTTTTTACGAGATTTAGAACCACCCTTACCATCAAAAGTTACGATACAACGAGTTGGATTAAATTCCCTAATTTGATATCCAATAGATTTAAGTGAACCAACAACCCCACCAGTATGGTCTCCATCCTCATTCATTGTAGGATTAACAGTCCATGACCTGATGAAGGTGTTTAGTCCATCTACAACCATAACTCTACTATTCCTTTCACGAAGGTGATTCGTTTTATGTTCCTCATTTACTTCGTTGAGGATATTTTTGTAGAGTTTCTTCATTATGTAGTTGTTGTTACAAAGTCAATATTTGTATCCGTACCACCGAAGTATTTTTCAATGGTTTCTAATCTATCATTTGCATCACATAGTTTGGATAATGCCTCTTCTGCGTTTTTATAAAAATCCTCAGTTGAGTGGTCTCCAATACCTACTGCATTATTTTCTAACAACTCTAATGTAAGAAGTGCTTTTGTTTTATCTGCCTCTGCAGATGCTTGTAACATTGCTTTTAATTTACTCATAACTTATTATTTTATTCATCTACTACCTCAGCACCTTCAGTATCTAATTCATGTGATTCGATATCTTTAGAGTCTGATTTGTATTGTAAGATAGTTGCCTCACAAATCTTTTTGTAGATTTGTTCTCTGACATCTTCTCTTTCTTCCATCAAATCGATAAAGTCTTTTGACTGAAATTTGATTTCTTCACCGGTTTCGGTATCAACATATGTGTACCATGCTCCACCTTGTGATACTAACTTATTTTCTTTCATTACTCCAATCCAAGAACCATAATTATCGATTCCTCTATCGAAGAAAATTTCAAAGTCTGCAGCACGAAGTGGTGGACCCATTCGGTTTTTGATAACTTGACATCTAACTTTCATACCGATAGTTTTGTCTTTACCATTTACCTTTTGTTTGATTTGTCCCATATTCTTCAATCTCAATCTTACAGAGGCATGGAATGCAAGTGCCTTTCCACCTGAAGTTGTCCATGGGTCACCAAACATAGCATTCATCTTTTGTCTTAACTGATTTGTGAATACTAATGTTACCTTTTGTCTACCAATCATGTTGGTAATCTTTCTCATCGCCTTAGAGATAATAATAGCCTTATCAGTAGCATATCCATCTTTACCATAATCTGCAGCCAACTCATTCTTAGTTGATGCGGCAGCAACTGAATCTACTACGATAGTTACTAATTTATCTTTTTGTGTGGTTCTTACCTTCTCAATAATTGTTTCAGTAAATTCAAAGATTTGTTCAACCGAATCTGCAGATACATAAAGTAATTTAGAAACATCTACACCGATTGCCTCTAAAAAATCTCTACTTACTGCAGTTTCAGTATCAATAAGAACTGCAACACCACCTTGCCTTTGTGTTTCAGCAAGGAGGTGTGCAGATACTAATGATTTTCCACTTTGTTCTAAACCAGTTATCTCAGTAATTCTACCAACTGGCAGTCCACCATAAGGGCGATTAGAAACGGCAACATCTAACATAGCACAACCAGTTGAAATCCACCCTTCTACATTTGTAGGGGCATCATTATCTTCACCTAAGAAGAATGCAACCTTTTGGTCTTTGTTTAGTTTGTTAAGTTCACCCGCTAGTACGGATGCCAAATCCATTTCTTTTTTAGCCATTTAATTAATTTTATCCGTTAAACAAATCATCGAATGCAGATGCAACATCATCCAACTTTTTCTTTTCTTCAACAGTTGGTTGTGTTGAAGGTGTTGGTGCAGAAGTTGCCTCTTTTGCAGGTTGTGTTGAAGTTGAAAGAGTTTCTTGAGAAACTGATTCTTCACCATCCTCTGCAGTTGGGTTCAACCAACCTTCTAATACTGATTTTAATTCATCGTAAGATAACTCAGAATAAATGTCAGTAATGTTAGTTTGGTTCTCCATGAAGTTTTGTTTAGCAGATGCATCTTCAGATAAAGGAGTTTGATTAGGTTTGATTCTAATAGTAGTTACAGGATAAGAAGTTCCTGCATCTTCTGCTGATGTGTACTCGATAGTAATATCTCTACCACCATCAACATCTGTAATATCACCATAATCAGGGTCTGCAATGTATCCAAGTAATTCTTGATAAACAGTTTTACCGAATCCCCAAAATCTTACACCTTCGTTTTCTTCACCTCTTACGATGACAGGAACGAATGTTCTCAATTTTGGTTCCATCTTCTTTGCTGCTTTCCAATCTTCTTTATCACCCATTCTTTTCAACTTATCAGCAAACTCAACGATTGGGTCTGGTCTACCAAATGAACTTGGAGACAAGTACGTTTTGTTGTTGATGTTGTAATGGAAGAATAGTTCAATGAAAGGATTTTCAGGAGAAAATTTGTAAGGAACGATTCTAACTTGATGTTTACCTGGAGTAGGTTTCCACAAATTGTCTTTGCGGTTAGAAGTGTTTTGTAGTTTGTTCAGTCTACCTCTGATAGCGTTCAAATCTAATGCCATAATTTTTAAGTTTTAATGTTTATAATTTATAATTTAGGTTTTATTAAGGTGTCTTTCCTACACCATATATAAATATCAAAAAACCCTATTTTTGGTGGACTTTTTGGATTTATTTTATACAAATATACGAAAAGTTTTCAACAATTCCAAACCTTTTTTTATTTTTTTTCAAAGGTCTAAATTTGTCTTCTTTTTTCATTTGTAACTACAAATATACGAAAAATATTTTACAATTCAAAATCTTTTCGATTATTTTTTACAAAGTTTTGCACGGCACCTATAAATGCAGTGTGTGGAATGTATTTGTCTGAGAGTTTTTCGTAATTAGATTGCATCTTGTTGTAGACATCATCCGAAAGAAAATGTAAACCTTGACTTTTTAATGTATCATCTAATACTTTATCACTAATCAAGCCATTACCATCTAAAATCCAACACCATACACCCCAACCAGCAGAACCATGATGATATGGGAAGTCATACGAGTTTGGAACTCTCCATTCACATATTTCTAAAATCTTTTCTACTAACTCACCTCTTTTCAAATCATGTTTTACATATTTCCAAAATGGTGTATCTTCTCTTTCAACCATATAATGAATTTGAATTAAATCTCTAAACTCATCTAACATTTTAGAAAAGTGGTCATTGTATGCCTTGATATTTGATTCCCTAACTAAATTTTCTTTTATATGAGATAAACTATGCTGAGTTAAGTGAATCATCTGAATAATAGTAGAATGAATAGATGTTGCCTCTAATGGTTCTAAGAAAGAAGATGATAATCCAACTGCAAGAACATTCTTCTTCCAAGTTTCTTTTAATCTACCACTATCAAACTTTATATTTCTAAGTGGTTCAATTTTTCTACCTGTTATTTCTTGCATCTCTTTTAATGCCTGTTCTTCTGAAACAAATTTGTCAGAATGACAATACCCACAACCATATCTTGTTTGTGTTGGAATTTGCCACATCCAACCATTTGGCATTGCCCATGCAAGAGTTGATGGTCTAATTATTTCATCCTTCTCTATTGGATGTGTATATACTAATGCAGAATTTATAGGTAAGTATTCTGAATAAGAAATCCATTCTGCACCTACTGAGTTTATTAGTACTCTATTGAATCCTGTACAATCAATCCAAAAATCAGATTCAATTTCAGTTCCATCTGATAATATTACTCTTTGTAGTTCTCCATTACTTGGATTTAAGTTTGTATTTGAAACTGTACCTTTTTGTACTTTAACTCCATTTTTTAGAGCAACTTCTTTGAAATATTCACCAACCTTATATGAATCAAAGTGATATGCATAACCTTCATAACCACCATCTTCTGCCTTTAGTGGAAATGCAGATAAATTCTTATCCCATAAGTGTCTATTTAGAGTTGCATATGATGATTCATCATATTTTTTTGTAATACAATAATCAACATCACATGGAAGTTCAAAACTATTTGTTTGTTGAAGTGGTTCAAAGAAAAAATCACCAATCCCATTCCAATCTCTACATTCAAGACCTAACTTAAATGTTGTGTTACAATTTTCAAAAAATCGTTGTTCACTAAATCCTTCTAATTCTTTTAGAGTGTTTACTACCGCCATTGTCATAGCACCAGTTGAACCCTCACCGGCACCAATGATTGGAATATCTTCACTTTCTATAACAGTAATATCGTATAAGGGGTCTTCTTTATCTCGTATATTTATTCGTGCAAGAAACAGAGATGCCATCCAACCGGCAGTTCCTCCACCTACTATAACAATTTTCATATTTTATAAATTTTCTATAAAGTAATTTTTTATTTCATCCCGTTTTTCTTCCCAAACGGATTGACTTATAATTTGTGGAGCATTAGAGCCAGTTTCTGAACTTGATATAAAACTATCTCTAATTCCATGATATTTTACACTACCAGAAAGTGTAGTCATAGATATTGTAGTGTTTGTACTGCCACTAACATCCATGACAGATGAAGAAACTAATGTAATAATTTCGGTTGTTTCATCAATTAGTTTGAAATAGTTGTTGTAAGATTTTATATAATGAGTACTCATTTATAAATTATTAGTAATGTATTGTTTTACCTCATCTCTTTTTTCTTCGTATTGAGATTGAGTTATTGATTCTGCTCCACCATCACTAACTATTTGGTCAAACTCCTCCGATACATTATGTGGACCTCCACTATTATCTATGCTCATTGCAGCACATTTATTGTCTGCGTTTATTGTTACACTAATTACTTCTCTTGTTTCATCAACAAGTTTGAAGTAAGTATCTCCCATTTTGTAATAATTTGTTGCCATAATTTTTTTAACTTAAATTATCTATTCTTATAAATTCGTTACTTCGAGTATACAAACCAGTATAATTTCTAAAAGTATTTGCTCGTTCGTATACATTTAATAAATATCCTCTTTGATTAGAATAAATTCTTCGATAGTTATAATTCCATTGACTACCCCAAGAAATTCCATTGTCAAATAAAACATCATACCTTCTACCATAAGGTTCAAACCCTAACCAGGAGTTTGGATAATAACGATTTATAGTTCCCCACTCCCATCGTTGTCCAATATATTGATTATTCCAATGATACCATGTTATTCGTGTATCTACATCATTCCCACTCTCTCTTTGTTGAAGTTGAATGTGGGCAGAACTTGCACTATGATTATAACCCCTCCAATCAGAATACGCGTAGCCAGAATTTGTTTGACCTACACCAGTTGGTCTTCTGTCAGCTGAAGTGTTGATTGCACCATAATATCCATTCCTTGCATGCCAAATAGACATATAGGAACGATAATACCTTCTCAATTCTGTATTTATTGCATCTGCTGCAACTCTTGATGTAGATATTGTCATAGATAGTATAGAGTTTTAGTTTCTAAGTCAATATTGCATTCGTGGTTATTGTTTCTATTAACAACTTCCCACATATCAGCAGGCATATTAGAATCTCTTTCTACTCCACTATCTACAACCCTTAAAATTTCAGTTGATTCTATTTTTTCTTTTGTAGATTGTACTTGAAATACAATATT